GATGCGGGATTGGTCGAGATCATCGCCAAACGGCGCAAAGCTGGATTGGCCGGCGACATGGCGGGGGTGGGTATCACGAGCGGCAGAGCGAAGGCCGACAAGGCAGCCTTTCTCGCAGGAACCGAGGCAGACGGCATTCCAACAGCGCCACCAATCAGCAATCGACGCCTTCGACAGAAAACTAGGAGTATCGCCAAATGAACAATTTACCGGCAGTACTATCGACCTTGGAAACGGAGATTGGCGCCCTCACTGAGAAGCTCGCGCCAGCGACCGAAGACCATGTATCGAAAGCCGTTCGTTCTCTGCTAGCCGCTGGCCTGGCTCTACCGTCTGGCATGAAAGCGGAGAAGGCCCCGGAGATATATGCTTACGCCTTGGCCGGCATTCCTGCCTTCGGCATTCAGAAGGCTACGGCCTGTATCATCCGCGGCGAATACAACATCAACCGAGGCTTTGTGCCAACGCCGCCGGAGTTCGCGGCAATGGCACGGTTGGAAACCAAAACGATCCGCGAAGATCTGATGCGCCTTCGCGAGAAGCAGGCCACGCTGCAGGATGCCGCAAAGCCTCGCGAGAAGAGTAACCCGGAACAGCTCGAGCGCATTCGTCAGATGCATGCTCAGTTCAAGGTCGCGCATGCTGAATCAAAGGTGACCGATCGCTTCCGGCAGCAGGTCGAAGAGATGACGCCAGAGCAGGCGGAGTATTGGGAAAAAATCAACGCTCTTCGCGATGCATCGGAACTCTCGGAAGAACAGCGCGCCTTTCGACGCAAAATTGGGAAAGCCATCGACGCACTACAAGGACAAGAGAAGAAGGCAGCGGAGTAACGCCTATGTCAATCCACCAGACAGAACTCGCAAGGCAGCACCAGCATTACGCGGAAGTGCGCCGCAAGCTCATGGGGCTGAAGCAGCCTAAGCCGGTGATTGAGGTTGCTCAGGTCAAGAAGCAGGAAGTCATCGTCATTGAGCCGATCGTCGAGGCTCCCAAGGTAAAGCCGCTCTGGACATGGGCGGAAACGACATTCGACTGGCATGTTCGCGTGTGGCGCGAAGTCGTCGGCGCTACCATGGCTCAGCTCGCCCATGAGAATGCCACGATGCGCGCAGCCCTGAGATTGGCGGAGATAGACTTCGCCCACATTGTCACTGAAAAGCGACCTGTGGATCAAATCGTCATCGACGTGCTGAAGGATTTCCCGGGAATTACGCGCGCCGATATCAACAGCCACCACCGCACCGATGACATCATCTATCCAAGGCACCTATGCTTCTATCATGTCTGCGAGGAGCGGCCTGATCTGTCGTATCCGCAGATCGGCAGGATGTTTGGCAACCGCGACCATACCACGGTCATCTACGCTCACAAGAAGATATCGGAAATGACTGAGGAAGATCACCGAAAGGCTTTGGCCTACCAGCGCAAGCAATGCAAGAAGCGGAGAAAATATGTGCGGGAGCGGATCAAGGAACTCGAAGCACAAGCAGCAGAGACACAATAACGAGGTAGAGCATGACGAAGGCGGCAAGCAAATCAGAACGACTCAGGCGGAAGCGCGGACGCCCGATCAAGGACGGAGTAGCGCGTACCGATAGCGGAAGAATATCTCGTGCCGCCAACGCAAATGAAGCTCCTGACAAGGTTGCTCGTGATGCCCGTATGCGCCTCCATGGCGTCAGTAAGGAAGACGCTTCGCAGCCGGAGGCAGGAACGGTCATTGGCCGGATGAAGCTCTCCGGCGAACTTTCCAAAGCTCAATACGAAGGTCTCATCCGCTACAGCATGACGCGTGAACGCTACATGATAGCCATGGGTGTTCCAGACAGCCTCAGAACGCGATCGGGCGGCGTCATGAATATCGCCTCAGAAGAAAGCGACATCGGCGCCGTGGAAGCATGGGGTAGGGTGCATAAAGCTGTCTTCGAAGCCCAGAAGCAATCGAATGGCAACCTTGTCGCGGCCCTCAACTACATGGTCACGCGCGATGAATATTACGCCCACATGATAGGCGATTTGAGAGTTGTTAGTAACGCTCTCGTCCGCCACTATGGCATTGACGCAAGGGAGCAAATCACTTAATTTCGGTCTCACTGGAGATGACCGGAATTGCGAAAGCGGCCGGTCATTTTGATTCAGATTGCTATACGCGGGTATAGCATTTCCCCTCACGGGGCGCCGTAAGCCAAGGATACGACCTCCAATCGCGGCCCTTGGAGCCAATTGCAGAGCCAACGGGGAGCCACGCTCGATCAGCCGGTTGTCCCGGTAGCCTAGAAATAGGCTGTGGCATTTTCCAACACGCCGCATAGGCGGCAAACAGATCCGGCCGCTGGTCAAATCTGCTGGCCCATGTCACTGCTTCCGGGGCTTTGGAGACATGTGGTTCATTCCTTGGGGCGACGGCTCCTAAAGCGGGCAGACGCCGGAAACAGATCGGGAAGGCGGGCTAAGCCCACGCGCTAAAGCATCACCCTTAACGTGGGATTGGGTGATGGCCTTGTGACCCTCGGAACGGCCATCCGAGCCTTCCCGGCCACTTCTTCCAGAATGAGGCACACATGTTCGATAGCTGGAAGTCGTTCAATCGATTCTACGTCATACTGTTGATCGCGCTGGTGTTAGGCCAGCAGCTTTACATCCGTTGGTCATTTCCATGACGCGCTCCGACCGTCAAGTTGTCGCTGCCATCGCAATCCTCCTGGCGACAGCAGTAATATTCCTGCTCACAAGCTGCCAGCACTATCAGCCGCCTGGCGGCGGAATATGGAGAGCGCTATGAGCTACACCATCGCTTCGACAGGCCATGAGGAAACAGACCGTAGGCTTGAGAACGTTGTCAATCGCATACAGCGTCATTGTAGGATCGGGAAGGTTGCACGCAAACCAGCGCCGATTGTGCCAGCCATCTCTGAATTGTTGGGCGGGCTCCGCGTCAAACAGCCTTATCCGCCGTTGATGAACTTCCCAAGATCGCCGGAATACATGCCTCAGTGCGGCTGCAAGGTCGGGACGGCATGCGGCAATGTTGCTTGTCCTCATCGTCTCGTCGCGACATGCTAATGTCCTTCAAAACCTTCAACTACATATACGGCACTCTATACGCAGTAGGCGCCATTGTATTGCCGGCGGCGGTGTGGTGGTGGGGGTGACGCCGGCTCTCTGGTGTGCCAAATACAACCCAGCAGGTTGTGTAGCGCCCTGCGAAATGCTCCAATACACGGGGCTTATACCAACCGAAGATTGAAATAGGGCTATTTTAGCCATTTACAGCCTCTCAGACAGGCGGTTTCACGATGACAGAGACACCTAAAGTAGGCCTAGATAGGGCAAAGACAGGGCGAGCTAAGGGTACGCCAAACAAGACGACAGCGCTTTTGAAGGATGCGATCCTCAAGGCGGCTGCACAAGCAGGCGACGACTTCGGGCAAGAGGGCCTTGTTTCGTATCTTCAGGCTCAGGCAAAGCTTAACCCTGGGCCGTTCATGAGCCTTCTCGGCAAGGTCCTTCCGATGCAGGTGACTGGCGAGGGTGGCGGTCCTCTAGGCGTGGTATTCAAGACAATCTACGAAACCCGTGGAGATTGAACGTCGCATACGCTGGTATCAGCGACCATTGCACGAGTATATGCTTTCGACGCCTGGGGCTAGGGCCATTGAGATAGCCCACAGGCGATGGGGCAAGGATGAGGTGGCGCTAGACGTTACCTGCAAGCTGGCTCACCAGAGAATTGGATCATATTGGCACTGCTTGCCGGAGTATGCACAGGCCCGTAAGGCCCTCTGGACGGCTGTTAACGCACACACTGGAAAGCGAAGGATTGACGAGGCTTTCCCGCCTGAAATCAGGGAGAGCACCAACGATCAGGAAATGTTCATCCGTCTCAAGTGCGGATCGACATGGCAGATGATCGGCAGCGACAGGTTTGACGCAACGGTCGGCGCTGGCGTTGCCGGCATTGTCTATTCCGAGTGGGCGCTTGGGAATCCTTCGGCATGGGCCTATCACCGGCCGATGCTAGAAGAAAATAATGGTTGGGGGTTGTTCATTACCACGCCCCGCGGCAGAAACCATGCAAAGTCCATGTATGACATGGCGAGATCGAATCCTAGATGGTTTGCTGAATTGTCAAGCATCAGGGAGACCGGTGCTCTCAGCGATGCGCAGCTTGAAGAGAGCCTAAACGAGTACATAGCTCTCTATGGCGAGGATCTCGGCAGGGCGCAGTTCGATCAGGAATATCTGTGTTCGTTCAACGCTGCGATCCTCGGTGCGTTCTACTCGCGCGAGATGCTCGCGGTACGGAACGAAGGGCGGATCAAGCCGATCGTGGCAGTCCCAGGGTTGCCAGTCCACACGGCGTGGGACATTGGCGTTAGGGATGACACCTCGATTTGGTGGTTCCAGGTTTATAACGGCCGGGTCTGGATCCTCGATTGCTATTCTGCGTCTGGTGCTGGCGTTGACCACTTCGCGGAGATTTGTCACGCAAAGCCTTATGCCCGCGGCATTGATTTTGTGCCTCATGACGCGAAGGTAAAGGAGTGGGGCACTGGCAAGACGCGGGTCGAGACTATGCAGTCGCTGCATCTAAACCCGCAACTCGTTCCTATGGCGACAAAGATGGATGGCATTAATGCTGTCCGCAAGACATTGCCACTCTGTGTGTTTGATCCTCGATGCGAAAGCGTCGGCATATCTGCTCTAGAGCAGTATCGCCGTGAGTGGGATGACGAGAAAAAGACTTTCAGAGCAACGGAAGTTCATGATTGGACGAGCCATTTGGCAGATGCGTTCAGGTATCTGTCCATGGCATGGCGCACAGCCCCTGTGAAAGAGCCAGAGAAGAAACAGCCGCAGCCGAAAGGCACTGTCATCCTCGCCGGCCCTCCAGCGCCTCGCAGCACAACGAGAATCAAGGTTTAACGCATGGACGCAGCAAACGACCTTGCAACGGACGGCAAGCAAGCCGATCCGTATGCAGACATGCGCAACTCGAAGCCTTGGCTCGAAGAGATCAAGGATGCTGAGAAGTGCTTTGCCGATTATCAGGACAAGTGCGATAACATTGACAAGCAGTATGCTGATCTCAAGCGCCTGTCCGGTGAGAACGCAGAGCGCGAGATGCAGATCTTCTGGGCGAACCTCGAAGTTCTGAAGCCGTCGATCTACGCCCGCCCGCCCGTTCCTGTCGTCGCCTCACGCTTCAAGGACCGTAAGCCGCTCAACCGGCACGCCAGCGAAATCACGGAGCGGTCTCTTGTCACGTCCTTCGACACACAGGACATTGACGAGAGCATGAAGGCCATCCGTGACGATCTGGCAACGAACGCCAGAGGCGTCATGTGGCTGCGCTTCGAGGAAGGCGACACGGGCTATCAGGCTGTTGGTTATGACCATGTGGACCGCAAGGACTTCGTGCACGATCCGGCCCGCAAGTGGAAAGAGGTTGGCTGGGTCGCACGCCGCTCATGGCTTAATATGGAGCGTATGCGCAAGCGCTTCGAAGAGACGAGCGGTGACGCCTATCTCAAGGCCACATACGAGGAGAAGAAGGGCAAGGACCAGGATTACTCAGGCGAGAAGAAAGCCTGCGTATGGGAAATGTGGCACAAGGAAAAGGGCCTTGTCGTCTGGGTAACGCCAGGCGTTGACGTGGTTCTGGACATACGGCCGCCCTACCTGCAGCTCGATCGCTTCTTCCCGTGCCCACGACCGGCCTATGGAACGCTTGAACGCGGCACGCTGAAGCCAGTTCCTGATTTCGTCTACTACAAGGACCAGATCGAGGAAATCAACGAGCTGACCGGCCGTATTTCGGCACTGTCTGAATCGCTGCGCATGAAGGGCTTCTATTCCGCCGGCGGGGAGGATGTAGCCGAGGCGATCGAAACCGCCATCAAGCAGAACGACAACCAGGCAATCCTTATCCCTGTCCCGAATGTTGCGGCCTTTGGCGGTGGTGGGACGTTTAAGGATTCGATCATCTGGATGCCGGTAGAGCAGGTCGCGGCGGTTATTGCCCAGCTTATCCAGCTGCGCAAGCAACTGATCGACGATGTTTATCAGATCACCGGCCTCAGCGATATCATGCGCGGAGCCACTGACCCGAATGAGACGCTTGGCGCTCAGGAGCTCAAGAGCCAATACGGCAATGTCCGCATTCGCGACCGTCAGGAAGAAATGGTCCGCATGGGGCGTGATGCCGCCCGCATTGCCGGAGAGATCATGGCCGAGAACTTTTCCATGGAAACGCTCATGGAGATGTCCCAGTACGACGAGATCATGACGAATGCGCAGGTCCAGCAGCAGATCATGGGCATCAAGCAGCAGATCATGCAGGCGGCACAAAATCCGCAGATGGTCGCCCAAGCGCAGCAGAATCCAGAGATGGCCCAGCAGATGCTTCAGCAGGCCAATCAGCAGATGCAGGAGCTTCAGCAGTCCATCACCTGGGAGAAGGTCATGGAGTTCCTGCGCAACCAGCGTATGCGTCCGTTCGCGCTCGACATCGAGACGGACTCGACCATTCAGCCGGACGAAAACGCCGCCAAGCAGCGCGTTACGGAATTCCTTACGGCAATGGCGCCACTCATCCAGCAGTTGGGCGCTATGGTTGCTGCCGATCCGGCGACGGCCAATTTCGCCGGCGAGGTTCTTAAGTTTGCCGCATCGCCGTTCAGGGCAGGGCGCGCGCTCGAAGCTGCGATCGACGAACTTGTCGACCAGATGAAGCAGAAGGCATCGCAGCCGAAGGCAGACCCCGCCGCCGAACAGGCCAAGGGAGAAATGCAGATCAAGATGCAGGAGCTGCAACTCAAGAACAACGAGATGCAGATGAAGGCGCAAGAGACGCATGCATCAATGCAGGCGGATCTTCAACAGTCCCGCGCTGAACTTGAGAAGACGAAAGCCGAGATCCAGAAGGTATACGCCGAGATCGAGCGCATCAACAAGCAGTCTGAAGCCGCGGTCATCGCGGCGCAGGCAAAGGCCAGCCAGCCAGAAAGGGCGGTACAGTGAGCAATCTTCCTCCAGAAGCGCAGATCGTCCCGGCGAAGCGCGCCGTTTCAATTACGGCTAGTAGCACGGCCTTTGACGAAACGCGCGGGATTTTTATCGATACGGCCGGATCTTTTACGGTCGTCTTCGCAGAAGGCAGCGGTTCCGGCGTCACGATTTCTCTTCCTGTTGGCGTTCTTCCGTTCGCCATTATCAAGTGCACCGCCGGAACTGGCCTTTGGGCTCTGTACTGAGGATATTGTCATGGCAAAGAAGGAAACAAAGAAAGCTGCTCCCTACAATGCGGCTGGTTACAATCGTGCGGGCGTTGCATCTATCGTCAAGGACGAGGAATACAAGCGCCTCGGCCTCTCCTCTTACCCATGGAGCGGCAGCCTCAAGGCCAAGATGGTAGACGCCTGCAACGGCCTGAAGACTGGCGCAGATATCGTCGCCAAGATCGCGGAGATGGCGCCGTGAAGGTAACGGGCAGCCTGCGCTTCAAGTTCTGCCCGGATTGCGGCGAGATGCACGATGTGCATGACTGGCCTGGCAACCACCGCAAACCGTTCGAAGCGCTGTCAGCCCCGAGCGTCATCTGTGATGAGATGGCGCCAACGCAAAGCATGGTGGACGGCAATTACTATACCAGCAAGCGGAAGATCCGCGACACTTATCTGCCCTCCGGCAACAAGGAGGGCAAGCGATATGCAGAGGTCGGAAACGATCCGAGCATCCTAGACCCAAAGCCTTTCAAGAAGCCAAAGCCTGATCGTCAGGCAATCAAGGCAGCAGTCGGCAAGGCATTCAGCCGCGCCGGCCTGGGCGCATAACCACATCCTCTCAGACAGGAACAAGACATGTCCGATGACGCAATGACAGTTGCGGCCGATGCCGCTCCGATGCAGGTTGATACCCAGGTTCAGCAGCAGCAAGACACGACACAACAGGAGGCGAGAGCCGAGCCAACCGCCCGAAGCGCAATTGATCGCGCTTTTGCAGCGCTTGAAGCGCGCGAGAAGGGCGATACGACAGTAGCCACTGATCTGAAGCCGGAAGGCGGGGATCGCGAGCGCAATCCTGACGGCACGTTCAAGGCCAAGGCAGACGATACAACGGCGAAGCCGGTCACCGACCCGAAACAGGCCGTTAAACCAGATGCCGCGGCAACTGATCCGACAAAGGCAGTCAATTTCTCCGAACCTCCGTCTCGCTTTTCGGCTGACGCCAAGGCTCAATGGGCTACCGCTCCCGAGGCGGTCCGCGCTGAAGCCACGCGCGCCATCAAGGAGCTCGAAGGCGGCATCGAACAGTATCGCCAGTCATATGAGCCATTCCGCGAATTCGACAAGCAGCTGAAGACCAACGGCCAGACTTTCAAGGAGGTCTTCGACCATTACACGGGGATCGAGCAGCTTCTTGCCAAGTCTCCGCTCGAAGGTCTTGACCGCATCTGCCAGAACATGGGTTTTTCCCTTCGCGAGATTGCCGCCCACGTCATGGGGCAGCCGGCAGATCAGCAGGCCACGCAGCAGGAAGGCGTCATTCGAGAGCTCCGCAACCAGATTGCCAACCTCGAAAAGCAGATCGGCGGCGTAACAACCACAATCCAATCGCAGCAGGAAAAAACCGTGCTGTCCCAGATCGAGCAGTTCGCGGCGGACAAGCCCCGCTTTGAAGAACTCTCCACCGATATCGCCTTCTTCCTCAAGAACGGAAGAGCGAAAGACTTGCAGGAAGCCTATGACCTGGCAGAGCGGCTCAACCCCGCGCCGCAGGCCACCGTTTCCGCACCCGCTGCCACCGCAGCACCACAGGCCGACACGGCTCAAACCCGCAAAGGCCAGCTTTCCACGACAGGTGCTCCAAGTTCAGGCTCAAACCCTGCCAACCGCAAGCCGCCTGCATCAGCCCGTGATGCCATCGATCGCGCTTTTGCGAACGTCGGCATCTGATTTAACGAACCTCACAGGAGCAAAGAGCAATGGCTCTCACTTCCAACGATCGCTTGCAGGAAGCGTTTTCGCTGGCGCTTGAGGATCGATCCCAGGGTTACGCAGACCTTGTGTCGAATTCCAACGCCATCCTGTACCTGATGCGCAAGCGCGGCCAGTTCAAGACCTTCTCCGGTCCTACCATCCGCGAACGCCTCCTCTACAACGAGTCCGGTACCTACACCCGTTATGCGGGCTATCAATACCTCAACCCGCAGCCCGCCGAACTGTTCAACGACGCGGAATTCACGGCAAAGCTTGCCGCTGTTTCCGTCACGCTGTCCGGCGAAGATATCCTGAAGAACTCTGGCACCAACCAGCTCAAGGATATCATGGAAGAGCATATCTCGGCGGCCGAAGTCGAACTGACTGACCGCTTCGTCGAAGACGTGCATTCCGATGGCACCGCAGCCAACCAGATCGGCGGCATGCAGCTCATGATCCCGACGACTGTCAACTCCGGCACCTATGGCGGTATCGATCGCTCGGCAAACGCCATCTGGCGCACGTCGTCCTACGATGCCAACTCGGCCTTCACCGGCATCACGCAGGTGAGCGCCACCACGGTCAAGACGATCTTCGACACGATCATGATCGCCCGTAGCCGTGGCACAAAGGGCCCGAACGTCATCCTGTCCTCGGCAGAGCATTATATTGCCTACACTGCCGCGACCATCGCAATCCAGCGCATCAACGACGAAAACGAGCTCGGCAAGCTCGGCTTCACCAACCTCAAGTACTACGGCGCCGGCAAGTCCATCGACGTTGTGCTTGAAGGCGGTATCGGCTCTGCCATGCCGTCTAACGTGTCGTACTTCATCGACACGTCGGCAATGCGCTTCCGTTACCACCCGGATCGTAACTTCGTGAAGTTTGGCGGCAAGCAGATGCCGATCAATCAGGACGCGATGGTTCAGCACATCGGTTTCTACGGGAACCTGACGATGAATAATCCGCTCCACATGGCGAAGCTCTACGACTCCAACCCGGCAGCCTAAGGAGCAGTCACCATGGCATATACCATTGCTGAAAACGCGCTTGTCGGCCAGCAGTTTGCCGACACGTCCACCACTCAGAAGCATACCCTTGGCCTCATTGTTCAGGCCAAGGACCCGACCTATGGGATGGGTGAGTTCATCTATCTCAAGGGCGTTGCCAATACCGCTATTGGGTCGTGGGTCACGTTCAATGCCGATGACTACTCGACGACGCTGCTGGCAGCCAATGCCATCGGCCCTGTTGCGGTTGCCATGTCGGCGAACGTCGCAAACCAGTACGGCTGGTACCAGATCACCGGTAAGGCGATCGGTCTATGCCTGGCTGGCTTCCTCGACGACGCCAACGTCTACGCGACGGCTACGGCCGGCTCTGTCGACGACGCTGTCGTTGCCGGCGACCGCGTGAAAAATGCCAAGGGCGCTTCCGCCATCGGCACGCCATCCGGCAGCTTCGCAGAGTTCGAAATCCAGCGCCCCTGGATGGATGACGGCCTCGCTGCCTAACGATGATCGGGGCGGTTTAGTGCCGCCCCTTTCCCTTTTCACAGCCTCTCAGACAGGAAAAACCAAATGCCAGATCATGATTTTAGCCACCTTCACGTGGAATTCTTCACGGAAGCCGTTCACAACGTGCGCAAGAGCGCCGAAGAAGGCCGGCCCGTCTATGATGATGTCGAGATGGTGCGCATCCGCGTTGCCGGCGACAAACTGACGACCTATGTTGCCCGCGCCAACGACCCTTCGAGCGTGCGTGAAGCCGAGACCGGCCGCGCCATTCCTTACAAGGAACTGCACGTCGGCCCGTATGAGGCTTTCCAGCGCGGCCAGACCTATGTCGGCTCCGGTACCCCGCTTTCCGAAGTCCCGTTCCTCACCAAGGCGAAGGTTCGTGAGCTGCAGCTTGCCAATGTCCACACGGCAGAAGCTTTTGCATCCCTGGACGGAACCAATCTCACAAAGCTCGGCATGGGCGCCCGCGAGCTTCGCGATCAGGTCCGCGCATGGGTCGAAAAGATCAACAAGAATTCCGATGTCGCCAAGCTTGCCGGCGAAAACGAAGCTCTCAAGGCGCAGATGGAGCAGATGCAGGCGCAGATCGCCATGCTGATGAGCGGCAGTAGCGCTGGCGAAAAGCCTGTGAGCGCATCCACGGAATACGATACCAGCACCTCCCCATTTTCCGATTGGGACGATGACACTATCCGTCTCTGGATCGTCGAGCAGGGTGGCGAAAACCCGCATCACAAATGCAGCCATGACACTCTCGTCCGCAAGGCCGATGAGCTGAATGCTGCACTTGCCAAGACGAAGGCCGCCTAAATGACGTTGCTGTCCGTTTGCGTTGATGTCTCGAAGGTTGTCGGGCTTGACGAGCCCGATGCCATCGCTTCGTCGACAGATCGCGAATATATTGAACTGTTCGCCCTGGCAAACGAGATGGCGAAGCGTATTGCGCGTGGCTATAACTGGCAGCTTCTGTCGCGCATCCACACCTTGACAGGTACAGGCGCGACGGAAGACTTCGATCTGCCCTCAGATTATGACCGGATGCTGGTCAAGTCACAGGTCTGGTCCTCTTCGCTCGAAACCGCCTTGTCCCCGATCGGGAGCCTCGACCGCTGGCTTGAGCTCGATATCCAGGCATTTGATTTCGTCGTCAATGCATGGATCATCTACGGCGGCCAGATGCATATCAAGCCGGCCATGGCAACCGGCGTTACGGCAAAGTTCTTCTATCAATCGAACCTGATCATTGCGCCGGCATCCGGTTCCAACAAGACCGATTTCACGGCCGACACTGACACATTCCGGCTCGACGAGCAGCTTCTGAAGCTCGGCATGATCTGGCAGTACAAAGCCTATAAGGGCCTGCCATATGCCGAGGACATGGCGAATTATGAATCGCTCTTGGCGCGCCTGGCGACCCGCGACCGCGGCTCTCGCATGCTGCGAGTTGGCCCCGTTCGCCTGCCGCGAGATGTCAAGGTTGCCTATCCGCAGAGCATCGATCCGTGAGAGTAGCCGTTCCGGCCCAGTCTCGGGCAAAAGCAGACAATTACACAATGTCGCCGCCGATCCGCGGTTGGGTTGCGACAGAGCTTATCAACGCCAAGCCAGGCGGTGCACTCGTTCTTGAAAACTGGGTGCCGACGCAGACCGGCATTCGTACGCGCGGCGGTTCGCTGAAATATGCCACGATCAGTACGGGGCCGGTTCGGCGCCTGTGGACATATAAGTCCGGTCAGGTCGAGCAGTTCTTTGCGTCTGACGACAACAAGATTTTCAACATTACCACGGTAGCGGACGCGAGCGTCATTCCGGCTGCGGCCGTATCCGGGCAGACGAGCGGCTATTACTCAACGGCGCAGATCGGCACGGCAGGCGGTACGAATTACCTTTATGCGGTCAACGGCACTGACAGTGCACGCCTTTACGACGGCTCGACATGGACTGCCGTTACGGGAGTTTCGACTCCCGCCATCACAGGGGTTACGACTTCCGAGCTCTCTTTCGTGTGGCTCTATGCCAGCCGGCTTTACTTCGTAAGAAAGAACACGATGTCGGCATGGTATCTGCCTGTCGATAGCGTTGGCGGTGCAGCGACGGAGTTTTCGCTTGCCGGCGTGTTTCAGGAAGGTGGATCTCTTCTCTTCGGTGGCAAGTGGTCGCTCGATTCCGGCGATGGTTTGGATGACAAATGCGTCTTCGTATCGACTGAAGGCGAGGTTGCCGTCTACCAAGGCCTTTACCCTGGCGATAGCTCCTGGGAGAAGGTTGGCGTCTACAAGATTACCCCGCCGATGGGGGCCAACGCTACCATGTCGGCCGGCGGCGATCTGCTGATAGGCGTTGAGGATGGCATTGTTCCGATCTCGGAAGCCGTCAACAAGGACGCTGCCGCTCTTTCGCTTGCTGCGGTAACGCGAAGCATCGAGCCTGAGTGGAAGAAAGAGGTCGAACTTCGCCGCAGTCTGCCTTGGGAAATCATGAAGTGGCCGTCGAATGGCTTGATGGTCGTTTCACTGCCGGCCAGCGACGACACGATCACGCCGCTCTGCTACGTTTCCAACATCCAGACAGGGGCATGGTGTTATTTCACTGGCTGGGACGCCCGTTGCATCGGCCTCTATGCCAATAATGGCTACTTCGGCACCAGCGATGGCCGCGTTCTGCGCATGGAAGATGGCGGGTCGGATGACGGAGATCCATACACCTGTACCTATGTCGGTCTTCCTGACCATATGAAGAGCATAGGGCAGATGAAGGTTGTTCATTCGGCCCGTGCGACGTTCCAATCTAACGTTCCGTTCCTGCCAAAAATCTCCGTGTCCTCGAACTACCGCGTTCGGCTTCCGTCTGCTCCGTCATCTGTTGCTGATCTGACGGATAGCTTGTGGGATGTTGGCCTTTGGGACGTTGCAAAGTGGGATGTGGGAAGTGCCGCGGAAGTGACCACGAAATGGGTTTCGATAGGTAAATCGGGCTTCGCGATCATGCCACAGGTACAGGTAACGTGCGGCATCTCGATTGAACCGAAGACGGAGCTCATCGCATTCGACCTCATCTTTGAGAGGGGCGGGTTCCAAGTTTGATCACATGGGCGTTTGCCGATGGCGTAGATGCCGAGCGGCTTGGCTATCTGGTTGCCGATCGCATTTGGCCGGGGCAAGGCAAGGAATTCGGCAACTGTCGAGCTCTGGTAGTGCTTAGCGGCGATGATCTGGCTGCCGGCATGATATATCACAATTACGATCCTGGCGCCGGAGTGATCGAGATATCGGGTGCGGCTTGGGTCAAGGGCTGGATGACGCGAAGCGTGCTGAAGGCAATGTATGCCTATCCCTTCAATGATTGCGGATGCCAGGTTGTCGTCCAGCGCGTTCCGGACGAGGACAAGGCGCAGCATCGCATGCTCAAGGCCTACGGCTTCGAGTGTTACAGGATTCCGCGGCTGCGCGGCCGCGACAAGGCAGAAAACGTCTACATCCTGACTGACGATGCGTGGCGGGCGAATTCTTTCAACAGAAAGCACGAGGTTAACTGATGGGTAAGCCGAAGGCGCCGAAGCCGCCAGATCCGAAGGATACCTCTGCTGCATCGACTTCGACGAACGTCGGCACGGCCATAGCCAATGCATGGCTTGGGAACGTCAACGAGAACACGCCTGACGGTTCGACCCGCGTTGACCAGACAGGCTCCAAATCGTGGTTCGATCCCTATACTGGCAAGACCTATGAAGTCCCGACGTTTACGCGCACCACGACGCTTTCGCCGGCACAGCAAGCGATCAAGACACAGCAAGACCAAGCCTCTCTTGGCCTGGCGAAGCTCGGCAACAATCAGACGCAATTCCTGCAGGATTATCTGTCGAAGCCTTTCGACGGCTCGAACGAGGCAACGGAAGCGCGGTTGCTGGAGCTCGGCCGCAAGCGCCTTGATCCGATCCTTGCCGATCAGGACCAGCAGCTTCAATCGGTTCTGGCGAACAAGGGCATCAAGGAGGGCTCTGATGCCTATTACAAGGCGATGGCCCAGCAGAGCCGGGATCGCAACGACGCATACGATCAGTTGATCCTCGGCGGCCATCAGCAGGCGTTTTCGGAAGCCCAGGCAGAGCGTAACCAGCCTATCAACGAGATTACCGCGCTTCTATCCGGCGGCCAGGTTTCGCAGCCGAACTTCATGGGCGCAAACATGCCGCAGATCCCGACGACAGACGTTGCCGGCCTGATCAACGACAATTTCAACCAGAAAATGAGCATCTATCAGCAGAAGAACGCGCAGACGCAGAACCTTCTGGGCGGACTCTTCGGTCTCGGCGCCGCCGGCATTTATGCCTCAGACCGCCGCGTCAAGAAGGATATCAAGAAGATCGGTGAGCTTAAGGGCCACGCGATCTACGAGTATCGCTACAAGCAAGAAAACGACAATGCCGAGAAGAGCATCGGCGTCATGGCGCAAGAGGTCGAGCGCAAGCGTCCTGATGCGGTCATCAACGGCCCTGATGGCGTCAAGCGCGTGAACTACGGCGCCCTGTTCGGCATGGGGGATGCAGCATAATGGTCGGCTATATCTTCGGTGGCGATACTCAGGAAACGCCCGAAAGCCTGAAGCGCAAGCGCGAGATCGCCGCGGCAATGTTGGCACGTTCATCCGCACCGCAGAATGTCGGGGAGGGGCTGAACGCCATTGGCAACGCGATCGTTTACCGCGGCATGATGGGCGACGTAGCCAAGGGCGAAACGGCCGGCCGCAAATCCGCTGATGAGGCGTTTGCCCCGATCGCAGCGCTGCTTGGTGGCGGGTCTCCTTCTCCGTCGACAATCCCTATGAGTGGCGCAGCGGCTGAGATCGGTGCTGGCGCGCCAACTCCTGTAAAACCCGGTGGCGTTCCAGAAATTTCCGATTACATCAAACAAGCGGCAATAGCTCGCGGAATAGACCCTGATATTGCGCTGCGCGTGGCCGGCCATGAAGGTTTGAACGTTTTCGATCCATCGAAACCAGACAATGGCGGGGATGAAGGGTCTTCATTCGGGCCGTTCCAGCTTCACTATGCTGGTATGTCTAAATCCATGCCGAATGCCGGCCTTGGTGATGAGTTCACGAAGGCGACAGGCCTTCATGCGCGCGACCCGTCGACGTGGAAGCAGCAGGTGGACTTCTCTCTGGATTGGGCGAAGAAGAACGGTTGGTCGCCATGGATGGGGGCAAAGGCCGAAGGCATTACCGGTATGATGGGCATCGGCAATGCGCCACAGCCGCGCCAGGTCGCAAGCCTCGACCCTTCTGCTGGCATGCCGATGCCAGGAGCAACAGGCCAGATGCATGCATCCGATCCGGCTCAGCCAATCAAGCCGCCTGCCGCGCCATCGTTGCCGGCACCCACGACCGTTGCAAGCCCGCCTACCGTCGCTCCGCAGACGCAGGTCGCCCAGGCGTTGATGTCTCAGCCTGCCGTCGATATCGGAGCCGTCTCTAGGGCCTTGAACAATCCGTTCCTGTCACCGGGGCAGCGTGCCGTTGCCGAATCTATCCTGAAGCAGGAGATGGATCGCCGTAACGCTCTCTATGAGCTGCAGTTACAGCAGAGCGACCCGAAATATCGGCAGGATCTGGAAAAGGGCAGCATTGAGCTCGAAAATCTGCGCCATCCGAAGGTTTCGCCGGCAGACCAAGAACGTATTGATCTTGAGCGACAGAAGTTCGACTTCGAAAAGAGCAAGCCATCAGAAGTTGGCGGGCGGCTCATCGGACCTGATGGCAAAGTGATTTATGAACCGCCGCGCGATCCGATGAAGGTCGGCGCCAAAGAGACTGTTATCGACCCGACTAGTGGCAAAGTTATCTACCAACCCACTCCTGGTCAGGCCGTCGACTTCAACGACGTTTCCAGCTTGCGCAAGGAGATCCAGCAACTTCCAAGCTACAAGAATCTGTCGCAGGCTTTGCCGATCTATCAGTCTATGGCGGAAACGGCAGGGCGGAATTCGAAAGCATCCGACCTCAACCTTGTCTACGGCCTCGGCAAGATCATGGACCCGAACTCGGTCGTCCGCGAGGGCGAAATGGTCATGGTCAAAAACACGGCTTCGCTGCCTGACTGGCTGCAGGGTGCGATTGCGTCTCTCAATGGTGGTGCCGCACTGACGCCAGAAACCAGGCAGGCGATCATGACGGAAGCATTCGGCCGCGTTCAAGGTTACGACAACGCCTTCAAGCAGGACACAACCCAATACCGAGGCATTGTCGAACGTAACAAGTTCAACCCGGAAGACGTTATCCCGAGCTTTGGAACCTACCAGCCTTGGAAGTCGGCTGCCGTTCCTGAAGGTGACGTTCCTCCGGCTCCTGAAGGTGTCGATGCGGAAGACTGGAAATACCTCACCCCCGAACAGAGGCGCCTATGGCAGAAATGACCCTTGAGCAGCAGCAAGCCATTGCGCTTGCTCAAGCTCGCCGCCGTCGCGCTGAAGCTCAGAATGAGAAGCCATCTACGGGCATGGACATGCTCAAGTCTGCCGGTTCTGGCCTAGTTCAAGGTGCCTTGGATCTGGTTGGACTGCCTGGCACGATTTCAAACGCCTTCGACAACAGTTTTAGTGCGATAACGGGTCTTCCAAAGCCGCCTGAAAACGTCTTTAGCGGAGAGAAGATGCGCGAAGGTGCGTCCTATCTCACTGGAGGCGCGACGGAATACAAGCCTGAGACCACGGTCGGCAAATATACGCAGACGGCCGCAGCCTTTGTCCCTGGTGCGGTTGCGTTGGGCGGATCTGGCAGCATTGCTGGAAACGCCCTCAAATATGGCGTCGTTCCTGGCCTTACCAGCGAGGCCTCAGGGCAGCTTGCGGAAAAGTACGCTCCTTCTCTGGAGCCGTATGCTCGGTTCGCAGGCGGGGTGGCCGGCGGTCTTCTTCCGGCGGGCCTAAAGGCCATGTTCCCCTCTGCCGACGAAGCAGCTCTTGCAGAGATTGCCAAGGCCGCAAAGTCCGATAACCTGACCCCGGAGCAGATGCGCGCGCGGCTACAGGATCTGGGAACAGAAGGCATGGTTGCCGATCTTGGCCCTAACTTCCAGGGTCAGACAGGTGCCATTGCCAATATCCCAGGAGAAGGCAACCAGACAGTCCGCACGGCATTGAATGAGCGCAATGCCGGTGCAAATGCTCGCCTTGGTCAGGTGGTCGACAATCTTGGCCCGAATGTCATCCCGTCGCGGGTACAGGAAGGCATTGAAAATTCTCAGCGTGCCGTAGGGCAGCAATACGGGCCTGTCATGGCGAACGCCCGCGCTGTCAATTCCGAAGGGCTCGCAAACCGCCTCGAGGCTGCTATTACCAATACCCGCGGTCCTGAGCAGCAGGCATTGCAGCGCGTCCGCGGTTATCTTGACATTCCCGGCACGAACGTTCTCGATCCAAACCCGCAGGCGATCTTTGCGACGCGGCAGGCGATCGACGGACTCTTGAGTGGCGAGCAGAACCCGCAGGTTATCCGGCAACTGACGTTGGCAAGGCAGCAGGTTGATGACCTTCTTGCCCGTGCTGCGCCAGGGATAAAGGATGTTGACGCCAAATATTCCGAACTCGCTCGACAGGGCGAGGCTTTAAGCGAGGGCCAGCGCGTTCTTGACAGTGGCCGCACCGCGCCACGCCCGGATGAATTGGCTGCGGCATTGACCGAAGGCGCTATTCCACAGGGGACGGCAGTTGGTCCTTCGGCAGTTCCGTTCCGTATTTCCCAGGGCGCCCGCGCTGAGATTGATCGTATTGTTGGCACGAACAAGAACGACATTGCGGCGATTGACCGGCTTATCAAGGGCGAAGGCGACTGGAACCGCGCTAAACTCACCTCCATCTTCGGAGAAAACAAGGCTGAGCAGCTTCTGCGCGTTCTTGGTAACGAAAAGACCTTCGCAGATACCCGCAACTTTGCCACCGGCAACAGTCTGACAGCCAATCGCCTTCAGTATCAGAAGGCCTACGGCGGTTCCGATGCCCGCATGACGATCCCTGAATATTATGGTGCTGGCGGCGTTCTGGGTGCTGTACGGGGTACTGCCGTCAAGGGGGCGTCAAAAATCGCGGAAGCGATCACCGGCTCTCGATCTGAAGCGAGGAATGCAAGACTTGCCGAATTGCTTACTGGTCGTGATGAAGTCGTTGACGCTTTGCTTCAAGCACCGACTCGCGCCAGTCGTCTAACTGGCCCCGCGAAGGTAGCGCTCGTCCAAGCACTACTCGATCAAAGACGGCGGCTAGAATCCCAGTGAGGTACCACGCAACCATCCCGCCGATGACGGATATCGCCATGCCGTCTACGCCCCAATTGTAATGGATGTTTGCGATCACAAATCCAGCGGCCACAAAGGCCTGAAATAGCTTCCAATTCATACGCTCTCCAAAGAGCCGCCCGCGCGATAATAACCGGTTTGCCGGCTCGTGCATAGATGAGGAGTTACGGCCATTCCCAGAAACGGATCAGGTGTGTACAGCAAGCCGGCCAATACTACGGCTTCTCCGAACACCACGATTGAATCGGCAAAATATAACGCCACCATTGACGATCTTGTCGCAGACGCCAATACCGCGCGCCCAATCGTGGCCGGCGGCACTGGTGCGACAAGCGTCACGGCCGCCCAGACTTCACTTTCTCTCGACAACAAGGTTGTCTATTCCGCCAAAAGCGCGAACTACACAGCCCTTGCGACGGACAACAACGCTGTCTTGCGCTTCACGGCCGCCGCAACCCTCTCCCTGACAGCTGTCGCCACGCTCGGCGCAAACTGGCACGTCACGGTCATTGCCGATGGCGGTGATGTGACGATCGATCCGAACGCCTCTGAAACGATCGACGGCGCGACCACGGTTGTCATCCCGAATGGCTATTCCGCGCTCGTCGTCAGTAACGGATCGGCATTCTTTACGGACAAGATGTGGTCGATCGTTCAGCCCAAGGCAACGATGACATTCGGACAATGCCAGCTGGCATTGTCAGGAGGAAATCTGCGTCTGGGACGCCTAAACGGCCAACTCCTGACCATCAATGGCGCACACTATTCCATTCCGAGCGCTGGCGTTACTTTGGCTGCGACTGGCCTTACGCCAGGAACCGCCTACTACATCTACGCCTATATGAACTCGGGCACGATGACGCTGGAAGCTTCAACGACGGTTCCTGTGGCTGACACGACCACTGGCATGCAGATTAAGACAGGTGATGCTACTCGCGCGCTCGTCGGGCTGTGGATGGCCGACACTGGCCCCACATGGTCCACTATAGCATGTCAGGGCGCATCGTGGTTCAATCCGGTGCCAAAAATGTCGGCCGGCGCTGTTGCCTCACCTAATACAACCTCTACCGCGTCGCTGACGGAATTGGCGACAAACGCACGCCTGGACTTCGTAACCTTTGCAGAGAGGCCCGCCCGCATCGAGATTGCGGGCCGCGCCGGCGTGTCGATTGCCCAGCAAGATATCTTCGTTACGGCATCCGTCGACACGGTCGGGATTTTGCCAAATCAGGTAGCGATGAGAAACGGGAACACCACCAGCGGCGACCAAACACCTTTCTTTTCAGGCGCGTATTACACGGCGACGGCCGGGAAGCACACAGCTGGCATTCTGGCGGCTGTTGGTGGCGGCGCAACCGCAACATTCCCGGCGACAAACGTCATCGTAACCATCTCGGGTTGAAAGCCTTCTCATCTCGCGAGACCGCGGATATACGCTCCTCCTGGCCACAGGAGAGCGGATGGAATGAAAACTACACGCAGAAATATTCTCATTGGGATCGGCAGTGTCGGCGCGGCTGGCGTTGCTGCCCCTTACATCCTGTCTAAGCTCTCCAAAACGGAACCACCATCAATGCCTTTGATGACGATCACCGCTCCCGGCTACTATGCCATCACTTCCGACTATACCGCGGTAAACCAGACGGATGCCGCCGTAGTCGTCGCCCCGAACGTCCATAACGTCGTCATCCTGCTCTATAGCCGGCTGATCTGCCCCACGACGCTGCCAACGAGCCGTCAGAATGCAGGCATCCTGTTCTCCGGTAATAACAACGCCTGCGGCGTGATCGGCATGGGCGGCCATATTCGCGGGTTTGCCTATGGTGTCTGCGCGCCGTCCTCCGATGGACTTCGCATCGATAACGTCAATGTCGAGGACGCTCTCATGCGCGGCATCAAGATTCTCGGTAACGATGCTCTTGTCAGGAACTGCTTGATCAAGAACATCTACGGCTCCACCTACACGCCAGCCCAGTTCTGCATGGGTATAGAGGTCAGCGGCGAACGCCCGAAGATCATGACCAACATCGTCGAGGAATTCTACGGGACCGGACCCGAGCCGGACAATGGCGAAGCAGTCGGTATATCCATCACCGACGAAGGCATAAACGGCATCGTCATGGGCAACGTTGTCAAGAATGCCCGCATCCAGCCGAAGAGCTACGGATATTGGATCGGGGGCGCCAGCAACGTGTCCTTCGTCCACAATCATGCTGAAAACATGTTCCGCGGCGCAGCTGGATCTTCCCCGACGATGGGGATGGAAGACGAAAACACCTATCGCAATTGCGAAACTGATTTCCTGGACAGCGGTGGCGACTGGCTTATCGGCGGCCGGGACGGCTGATCTAAGCGAATTCCGACATAAGCCGCACGATGGCATTTCTCGTCAATGAAAGTGCGAAGTCACCCTTTGGCGTGGTGATGACGAGGATTAGGTTTTGTCCGTCGAGTTCAATCGTGCGGATCGACGCAGCCTCGATGTCTTCTCTTAATCGCTGTTGCTGACTTCGTTCCATCACCAGGTGGATATCTTCGCAATCCATAAAACCCTTTCGCCTCCCGCGCGAGAATGGTTTCTGTAGATACCACCTATTACTGTCGCCCACAATCTCGGCATATCAGCCCGCCTCCACCCGGAAGCGGGCCTTTCTACATTGGAGCATCCATGACACTAGGCTTGGGTATAGGGCTGGGTATCACTGTGGGCGGCAATGGGTCGGGTGGTGGGGCGCCGGCAGCGCTGCAGACGCTTACGCTGTCTTCCACGACATTTACCCAAGGCACTAACGCAGGAACAGTTGTCGGCACAATAGGCAATAAGACCTCCGGTTCTGTGATTGAAATCAGATCCGCAAGCGGCCGCGTTGTCCCAGACGCAACATATGCCAATCTCGTCGTCGGCCTCACCGCGGCCAATGTCGGCACTTTTGGTATCACGCTTCGTGAGATCCATCCGACACTCGGCACAAAAGACACGGCATTTACGATTACCGTCTCTGCCCTGACAGCGCTTTCCCCAATGTCTGCATCCAGCGCTCCGGGCTGGATATTCGGCATGTCAAAGATCAACCCATCCTATGCCGGCAACTGGGGGCAGGTTCGCGATAGCACCAACACGCTGAGAACTATCGGGTTTAATGGCGACGGGACCATGAACACGACCGGTATGTCTGGCTTTGGGGATGGCGTCACCTTCACCGTTGCGACATGGAATGATCAGTCTGGCAACGCACGCAATGCCACATCCGCGGCGCGCCCACCATTATTCTTTCCAGGCAATTTTGCTACGCTGATTAACACGCCCTCTATCGGGTCAGGCGGAACAGGCTACACGGTAGGCGATGTACTCACCGCAACGGGTGGAATTATCGCAGATAGCGCCGGCCAGACGGCGCAGTTGACGGTAGCCACGGTTTCCGGCGGGGTCATCACTGGCGTAACGGTCACGCGTGCAGGTAAATACAAGCATTCCCCCTCTCCAACCAATAATGCCACTGGTGTCACGGGCGGCACAGGGACAGGCGCAACATTCATTTGGGCGCTCACTGGCGATGCAGGGAACGTTTACAATACGATTCCGTCGATAGATTTTACTGCTGCGGCTCTTAATATCGCCACGACCGACACATCTCTTAACGTAGGCGGCACTGTCAACCTCGCGGTGTTCACCGTAATGGCTCGCTATGGCTATGGGGGGGCCTATACGACGCGCCCCGGCTCTCCTTCAACAAGTTCCAATACGGTTGTCTTGGGCTACGGCACCACATCAAGCGGCGTTCTGCTCGGTGGCGCACCTCTTGCCGCGTCAAACTCTGGCTCACAGATGGACCCTGTGAGTTTTTCCAAGACGAAGGACAGCCTTGGGCGATCTTCTGCCGTTTACGGTCAACCAGAGTGGATGGCAGTGGATGAAAGCGCGCCTGCTGTCGGTGCAGCCTTTACCAATGTCTGGTTTAATCAGACCGGCGCGACCGTGACCGCAGGCGGGGACACACGAAAGCATTGGTCAAATCGTATTCATGGACTGACGGCCGCAAACTCTCAGCGCCTTGTTATCGGGGCTTCTGGAGCCCTTGGAAGCGCTGCAAATGCAGCGATCAAAGAGGTTATCATCTACCAGCCCGTCACGGCACTAACCGATACGGAAGCCCATAGAATAGCGATCGACCAAAACACCCGTCACAGCGCAAGCACGACCACCTTCGCGCCTCGGTTCAAGGCCATCTGGACTGGACAGTCGTATGCAGTGTCTCAACTTTCGGATTCCGCTTCTGGCAATGGGTCAGCCAATACAGCCGCTGCCGAGCGGCGCTGGAAAGCCAAGCTTGCCGGATATCTCGGTATAAACTCCGAACGTATCTCTTATGGCTACCCTAGCCGAACCTGCGTCGGCGGCACGGCAATTCTCAAGAGGCCGATGCCTGGTGATCCTGACCGCCTGACATATTGGTGGGACGAAGACACCGGAAACTTTGGGAATCTCGCTACCGGCCTCCTGCTGGGCAATGCGCCAGCGATCACCAATCCCGGTTCTGGATACACGGTCGGTGATGTCCTTACCTGGACAGGAGGCACTCTTTCCCCCGGGGGTGTCGCGGCGCAATCGATTGTTACCTCTGTTTCCGGAGGAGCTATTACGGGCATGGACGTTAAGACTGTAGGTAACTACACCGTAGCTCCTACGTCTCCCAACGCGGCTACAGGCGGCACAGGGACAGGCGCCACGCTGACCGCAACGTTTGCCGGCGGTCTCATCCCATATCTCGATGCTGTCATGTTCAGCATCATGTATTCGCACCTAATCATCATCCACTCTCAGGGGCAGGAAGACAGCGCATCGGTGATGACGGACGACCGCATCAACAACGGCTGGAGTGTCCAGAGCTATACGTTTACGAACGCCGTCCGCACTTATATAGGCCAACCGAATGCTCCGATCCTGAGCGAAATCCTAAGCCGGTATGACGGCAATGCAGCGCAGAACGCCCGCGTCAATACAATGACGCGTAGGCAGTACGCCTATTATCCGACGCAAAAAAACATGTTCGTCGCCGCTGATAGTGGGCATCTGGCCCGAGCTGTCGCCGCAGTATTCGGCGCTCATCTTGGGTCCATGACAGATTTCGATTCCACGACCGGCACAGCGGAAGACGGCTATCAGCGTTCGTCCTGGCAGGATGCCAAGGCGTCGGCAAATGCCCTCCGCATGGTCTACGGGCTTGATGTCGTCGCCAACGACGATTGGCGCGGTCCTATTCTATCTGCCGCTGTTCAAAGCGGATCAAACACAATCGACGTGACTGTTTCGTATCCCTATGGATGCGTTGGAACGGACATTTCGACCGTGTCCGGCACATACGGCGGATTCAGGGCATTCACCTCCGGCGGAGATCTAACGATCTCGTCTGTATCGAAGGTGAATTCAACAACAATGCGCGTCACCCTATCGGCGTCTGTGCCGGCGGGAACGTCTATCGTCTATGAGCCGAACTATGCATCGGGGCTGCAAGGCGTCAGCGTTCGCAATCAGCTCATGGACAATAACCCGGATCTAAATCTGCCGGTGTCGTCCTCGCAGATATTGGCCGTCACCTAAGCCTTCCATCCATCACATCGGAGACAGAAACCATGAGGCTCGTCCAAGACTGGAAGAGAGTGCTTAAGCGTGCCTGGAGCGTGCGTTTAATGCTGGTCGCCGCACTGCTTTCCGGACTTGAGGTCGCGATCCCGTATCTCGACGGCTACGTTGATATTCCCCCTCGGCTTTTCGCTCTTCTTTCCGGCCTGACGGTGGCCGCTGCCTTCATCGCTCGTATCGTCGCGCAGAAAGGGGTTTCCGATGCCAATTAAGCTTGTCCCGAGTAAGAGGGCTTCTGCGGCGGTTGCCTCCATCGCTGCTGTCGCAGTCGGCGGATACGCTACCTTGCCGTCGGGCTATAAGGTCCACGACGACACGGCACTTGCGATCAAATACCTGACGGGGCCATGGGAGGGGAGACGACTCGTTGCTTATCTCGACAAGCTACCGAATCCACCGCGCTGGACGATCTGCGACGGCGATACGACCGACGTGAAGCCTTGGCAGGTTGAGACTGACGCAGGATGCGACAAGCGTGTTGCTGTGAAGATGGAGCGCGACTATCGCCCGCCGCTCGTTGCATGCGTTCCCGATTGGGACAAGCACCCGCTCGGCTGGCGTGGTGCGATGCTTGATCTTTCGTGGAACATCGGCACGGCCGCAACTTGCAACTCCACAGCCATTGCAGTCGTCAAGACTGCTGTGCGCCTCAAGAAGGTACCGGACTATAAGGCGAGCTGCGGCTACGCAACGCTCTACGTCAAATCTGGCGGCAGAACCTATGACGGGCTAGTCAAACGGCGCGGCATGGGTGACGCATCTCGCATCGGTGATGGCGAAATGTGCGTGAGCGGCTTCTGATGTTTGGTCTGCTCGATTACCTCAAGCTTGCTGGCGGTATCGCCGCCGGGATGGTCCTCTACCACCTCTATGCTGTGGCAATAGGCTATCCATCCGCGGCTCGTGAGGCGCGTCAAGGCTATGTCCTCTTGGCCGAGAAGACAGCAGCAGAGGCAAAGGCGGAAGAGATGGAACGCCAGCGCAATGCGGCCGCACAGGCAACGGAAGAACACCGCAAGCGCCTTGAGGCCGCACAGGCTTCTGAACAGGCCGCGAAAGACACTCTCGAGCAGGAAATTTCCAGCTATGAACGCCTTCTCTCCGAAAAGAACCGCGCTTGTCTTGTTGATCGTGAGCAGCGTGACTGGTTGCTCCACCACTGAGCGGCTGAATCGTGCGGCTACCGCGCAAGGACAGGCGCAGGCTGGCGTTCAGCTTCCGCCATTTCCGGATGATCTGCGCAAGCTGGAGCCGCATGCCCCGGTCACGGAAGGTCAACAGTTAATATCGATCCTTGCCCGAGAGAGGCAAGCGCTAGAGCGTGCCAATAGCAGACAGCAGCGAACGGTTCAGTTCTATGACGACGTAAAGACGCGCTACGGTGCCAAATAACAAGCGACCACGCCACCTGATCGCAACAGATGGCGCGGTCTGACCAACACGATCTCACCGGATCGAGATGGCTGGACAGATCATGCCAGCCGAACGTTCCTAATTCGTAAATGGCATGCAGAGAATGGGCGGGCTGAGAATTGGCAGCAACGGAAGATGGGTCTATGCAACGCGAACTTGGCATGCTGACGGCTAAAGTCGATATGATCCTCGAAGGAGTTCGGCGCTCCGAAGAGAAAGCCGACCTCAATCGGGCGTCGATGCATAGGCGCATGGATGAGATCGTCGATCGCGTGAGCAAGGTCGAGACAACAACCGCCACCGTCAAGGAAGACATCGACGAGATAAAGCCAACCGTCGATGACGTAAAAATGTGGCGGCAGAGAGGTATAGGTGCCTTAGCTATCGTCGGCATAGGCGCGTCAGCCCTGACGTTTCTTCTTACGAAGTTCGGAGCCCCGTTTTTATCCTGGGCTACCACCAAATAGCCACTTCACCCCTGCATAGATCAGCATCCCGAAGAAGCCTATCCAGACAATGGCGGCTTGGAGTGCCCATCTGCGGCGCGTGAACATCCTTAATCCAGCCACATCAAACGAGAATATGACTTCCACTTCTCTATTAGATCTGGAAGCAACGGCTCAAAATAAGACGTAGCGAAGCATACTCTCGGGCTTGTCCCATAATCGCATAGGTTCATGTTGCATAATATCTCCCTGAACATCTCTGCAGCTAAATCGTCCCTGTCCTTCCTATGATCTCTCAATTCCTCCAGGACTTGGATAGCAAGCTCGTCGAAGTCGGAAGAGTACGAGCCGTATAGAGGAAATATACCCCAAGGATCGAATTCCTCTTCTGCGTCCTGCATGTCACGACGCTCAGGAATTGGCTTTTGAAGCAGCGTTGCGACCTTCTCGGCGGCCTCCCGATCAACTTTCATATACCAAGGCTCGTCCATTTATTTCCCCACCTCATGCTCATTGAGGGCAGCGTCGAACGATGCCCGCATATAATCGATAGCCTGCCCCTTGCTGATCATCCCTTCATTGCCGGTATAATGCGACCCCCACATAGAGATGTTGGCGGCAGCTCTTTCCGCCACATTGCCGAGAAACTTTCTCATCATGTCGAAGGCGCGGCGCTCAATACGTGTCGCTGCCTTTGGGTTAACGACGGCCATCTTCGCAACAAACAAGGTTTCCTCTCCCCGCTGTTCCGAATGGAATTCTATGAGGCCATCACGCCTGATCCGATCGGCAAGCGCCATCGACATGCTACGGTGAATGTGATCAACCGCGTCTGGCGGCATCCGTTTAAATTCCCTGACGGTCTCTGACGCATACAGGATCGACACCTTCTCTTCCGCCGCCGTTTGCTCGTTACACTCCGGGCACGGGTAGGTGCGGTGCGATTCCTCCGTCATCATCGGAACCACATTAGCCGATGAATACGGCGTCAGCTCCCGATACACAGGCAACTTCACGAATTTATTTCCATTGCAAATAACGCACGCCATCCGCATTTCTCCTTTCCCCAATCCTACCACACCTAATCCCCCGCCCAACTTCCAAATCTCAGCTTCCCCGCCCTCGCTCCGCATGAGGAACACTTCAGCAAAGGCTCGATCTCCCGTATAAGGGAATGCTGCAGTCCCGGCGGAACCTTCCTCTTGTCGAACTCTCTCCGCTGTCCACATGCCTGACACTCCGCCAGGATCGCCAGATGATGCGGGGCCACGTTCAGATACACCGGCGACCAGTTTGGTACTTCCAGAAATTTGCGCATTGCGGCCTCCGAGAACATAATGAGACTCGACTGTGCCGTGAATGTGCCGTTTGTGCCAGTGCGTACCTGAATCGTTCTGCTTTTTGCTGCGAGGAACTGCATAGATCACGCATCCGGGATTTTCCGTTGAAATGCGAAAAAGCCCTTGCATTCAAAGCCGCTTCGCCATAGGAACGCCCCACCGGAGAGGTGGCCGAGTGGTCGAAGGCGCTCCCCTGCTAAGGGAGTTTTCTTTCTCCAAGGCGATCACCTCAACCATCTGATTATACTTATTTTTCCTGTCAATTATTTTCTTTTGGCGATCGGCCTGTGCCGTAGGTGTGTCAAACACCCTTCTTTTTGCCGAATACCCGGTCGATAACTTCCCGGTCGGCATCCCCCTCAACATACGTTTCCATCAGCAGCCGGCGTGATTTCCATCCGCCATGATCTGCCGTCGTCGCCACGTCCACGCCATTGCGCCGGATCATCTCCGTTGCAAACCCGTGGCGGCCGATCTCATGGCTCGTCAGCCGCGGTAACTTTGCCTCGGTGATTACTTTGTCGAAGCGCTTCTTCGCTGTGGATCGATTGGCGGCACCGAAGACGCGCTCAGGATAGAGGCTTCTGATGTTTGCCAGATCGACCACCATGGCGCGGGTGAGAAAAACCTTGCGCGGCGTGGTCTTCGTCTTTTCCAGAAAGGCGACACCCAACTGCAGATTCACGTCATCCCATTTCAGGCGGCAGGCTTCAGAGATGCGTGTGGCGGTTTCGAACATAAACCGTGCCATGGCTGCCGTTTCCGGCATGTCAAGCTTCTTTGCGGTGGCGGAGAATATATCCAGCCATTCCCGGTCACCAGCCGGCCGGCGCGTCTTCTCTTCCTTGAAGCGTTTGACGGATATCTTCTGCCAGCCCTTGGCTTCGGCAATGTGATTGATGACCGCGCGCATCGGGGTTACGACCTGGCGGTTTAATGTGGCCGGGGCAGCATTCGGATAGATGATCTTCGCTGCCTTCCGGATCTCGGGTCCGGTGATATCCTTCACCTTCCACTTCCTGAAATGCTTGATGAGCGGTGCCATGAATCGGCTATCCCGCCCATCGCTCAGATACTCGGCAACGCATTCCGGAAAGGTTAGGACCGCCTCTTCGCCGTGGACAGCTGCACGACGGACGCGCTCTTCGTGTTTGATCGCGATGTCTTCCGCGATCCGCTTGTCACGCGTCTTAGAAGATTTTCGGTATCGCTCTCCGTCCACAGTGAATTCGTACTGCCAGATATCGCTCCCTTTTCGCTTGTAGACGTCTGGCATTTTGTGGGCTCCGGCTTTGCGGCGTTTATGATTGTGTCGATATCGTCTGGCATGAGGAACATGGCTTTGCCGAGCAGCCGACAAGCGCCGAGACGGCGCGCCCGTTCCCGCAAGGTGCGCTCTGATATCTGTATTCCTGCGGCGTTGAGCTTGGCAACGGCCGCCGCTGGCGAGATTGCTTGGTCAAAGGCGGTCATCGTCCACCCCGCGTTGCATCATCCTCAAGGTATTTCGCATATTCCTTCCAGGACACAGTAGCGCGCTGGAGGTTGGTACGATGAGGCTCCGGGCAAACCCACCATCCGATCGATGACAGACGCTTGAATATCCACCAACGAATTCCAGTCATGATTCCTCACCTTCCTTGCCGATGGCGGCGCGGCGGGAGTTGTAGTGCCGCTGGGCCTCGTTCTTTGCTTCAGACAGGGTCAGAAACTTCTTCCATGGGAAGACATACGTCCCCCGAAGTTCAAAATATGACACTGGGCCTTCAACCAGTTCGATTGAATAATGAACGCCTTTTGACGGACGGGCTACATGATAAGGTGCTTCTCCGGCCCATATGAGATTTGTCATTCCCCGCCTCCATCCTCAGAGAGAGCGGAGCGGCGGAGCGCGAAATAAGCCTGGATCATCTTTTCTGCGTCTACTGCTGACATATCAACGGAGATATCGCCGTTGTCGTTGAAGACGGCACCTGCAAACGGTTTCAGCGCCTTTTCCAGCGTGCCTATGCGGGAGCGGAGGGTGGTGATGGTGTCGGCGGCTTCCTTTGCCGTCGCAAGCGTCCTCTCGTCGAATCCGCACGAGCAGGTATATTCCCTGCCTTGACAACCGCGCTCGTGGTCGTCATCGCGCCAGATATCGTTGAGGCGATCGACTATATCGGTCATGGTGCCGGCCTCTGTGCGGGTGGTTGGGTCTGCTGCTCGATATTCGAGATCACCTTTGCCGCCATTTCAGGCGTGTCCACGGACATGATCGAGTGATGCCAAAGGAGCATATTCTCACGGCGACCGATCACGATCACGGGGATACCTCGCCCCATGGCGAGGCCTGCTTCTACGAACTTTCCGCCTGAGTATTTATCAGCGCCAGCGACCAGCACGAGCACATCGCTGCGGCAGACGTCTTCAACGTCCTCAAAGGCGATCGACATTCGTTCTTCGATGGTGTGCTTTTCTGTCGTAAGAAACTCGTTTTTGAGCCATGTGCTCGTGCACTCATGGCCGGCCCGAGTAATGACGCCAGCCACCAATGAGGCGAGCAGCCTGTCATGTGCTGCGACATAGAACTTCATGCCTTCTCCTCGCAGAAAATTCCGCAGTCAATGTTCATGGTTTTGAGTGATCGACCCTTGGCGTCTGCTGGTAGTTCATCCAAAAAGATGCGCTTACCCTTGTGACGGACGAGCCGGACGCCTAGACGGCGGGATTGCTCGGCGCGCTCTTCGAACACTTCCGACCTAGTTTGTCGCACAAGATTCCAATAGGTCGGGCTGGTGGCTTTTACGCAGCCGATGCAATTGGCGTTCGGGTAGCCTTCCGCATAGAGGCGGGGCGGCTTGATACCGGCCGCTTCAAGGCGAGTGATGCAATCTTGTTTAGTGATGCCGGCGTCAATTAGGACAGGAAGAACGTTTGACCGCTCCGTCAGCACGAACCTATCATGGCGTTTCCTCTCATCGGCTGTGAAGCCAAAGACGTGCCACGCCACCTTATGGTGCCGCTCATAATCCTGTCGCGCCTCCTTCTTCAGATGGACCGTGCACGGCGCTCCATGGGGGAACACCATGCCACCGCGCCGATCCCATACCGAGACGGCCGACGCTTCCGGATAGTTCGGATTGCTCCAATAGTTCAGCGGTTGGCGCAGCCACATGGAGACGTCACGGGCGAAACGCAGATTGTCGTGATCTTCTTCTGCCACTGGATTGTTGACGCCGCGAACATCGCATCGGTCACCATAGAGGCGCAGCGTCTCCTGCCATGCAATCGCGCTGGCGGCTCCATTGGAGAACCAGACGACAATGATATCTCCATCGTTCGGGATTTCGCTCATCCTTTCGAGCCCTCCGTTGCGGAGAGAGCGGGGCCGATGACGCTTGGTTCTTCGACGCCGTCACGAACATCGTCTAAGATATTCAGCGTCATTCGAACGCTGCTGATCCTCATGAAATCGTGGCCGTTGATCAGGTTCTGCGCATCGACCCGCAGACCATTCAAAACCGCCGCCATTTCCGTCTGCCGGTCTCCGGCTGGAAGCTTCTCCAACTCAACGGCAAGATCATGAAACTTCGCCGCAATCGGATGCGACGTGATTTCTCTCAAATCCACGGGCAGCACCACATGGCCTACGGGGGTGGTCTGGAGACCGATGACTTTCAAATAGGCGCTGACAATCTCGTTCATGTGGCGAGTTGTGCGCAGATATCCGCCTTCTATTGCTCTGCAATGAGCAGAAAGGGCAGCATCAATGGCCTTTTCATGCTGCCCGATCACAACCACATGGTCTACGGGGGCTGCCTTCAAAGGCAGCCGCTTGCTACCCTCGACGCCAACATAGGCGCCGGTCGTATCGCCATCCATCCACGCTTCGCGCTGTTCATCGGTCACCATCGCATGTGACGGGGGCGGTGGGGCGACGTAGACCGGGATCAACTCGGCGCCCTTAGGAACAACGCTTCCGAAAAGGTCCACGCAGGAGACGCCGGTGCGCAGTTTGGTTAGGTCTTCCTTCGTGACGTATCCGAGTGGCTGGGTACCGCTCCCCTCCTGCAGCGCTGCAAGTTTGGATTCGGCGGCGGCGGCGCGGGCCTCCCAATGCTTCATATATTCCGCAACGCTGGGATTTCTGACGGCAACTTCAGTTATACCTGATTTAGTCAGGTGTTCGATTTCGCGCTGAAGCCCCTCAATTTCTGCTGGAGTTAGCGCAGGAGGGTGCAGGTATAGAGGTTGCCAAATTTCCTCTTCATCTCTGAACCTTGGCTCCTTTGTGAAATAGTGCCAGTATTGCTCTCCCCATTCCTCTGAGCGACGATATCGCCATGCTACCGGCTCGTTTTCGCTCTGGGCTGCACCGGATGACATATCTTTCATGAAAAATCCCTCGTTTTCGAGAACCCGCGTCCGCGCAGTTTTGCTTTTGACGGCGGGAAGGTACCCTCGTGCTTCATCTTGATGCGCTTGACCTTGGCGATGATGCGCTGATCGTCTGACGTCTTCGCCCCGACGCCGCGATGGCATGGACGGCAAAGGACCTGGCAATTGTCGAGAGACGAATCCCGAGACAGGTAGAAGGCGATCCGGTGATCGTATTCTGCCTCACCCTGCTTTAGCTTCATGCCGCAGGATTCGCAGTTGCCGCCGCAGCGGAGAAATGCCTCGGCGCGGACCTTCTTGGAGAACTCGATCCGGTCAACCATTTGCGGCCTCCCTCTCTTCCTTCTCGATCCGTTCGGATTCTGCCTTGAGCTTTGCCATGAGCCGGGCTAGGGAGCGGAGTTGTTCGATGGGGGTCACCATTTCCACACCCATGACGGCCAACGAATGGTGAACCGTCCCTTTGGCTTGGAATGGGCGCGGTCTATCTCGCGCTGGTGGCGGAGTTCGTTCTCCCGTACCTCCTTTCGGAGGCGCTCCAACATCTCGTCGCGGCGGGCCAGGTATTGGATCGTGCTGGCGCGGGCCGATGGGTAGCGGATCATGTGGCGGTGGATTGTGTTGCTCATGAAGCTACCCTTCCCATTGCCCTGAAGTTAGATTGGCAGGTTCGCCATGCCTCTATGATCGCCTCGCACTTGCTGCGAACATTTCGGTATTCCTCGTCAGCCTCTACTGCAGCGTAATAGGCTTCTGAAGCGATCTGGTATTCTTCAGACAGGATTGCCGTGGCCTCGCGCTCCGCAACGCTTCCTGAAGCCTTGAGGAACACCTTCGCCTTGACAGCCTTGCGCTGGTCTTCTCGGCGCTCCCGCATAGCCTTTGCGGCGGCTGCCGGCTGTGCCTGGATCTCCAATGTATCGAACGCAGCATGTACGGTTTCGTCTCGAATGAAGAATGTTGCCATAGCCGTTACCCCGCTGCCATAGGGGAAAGCATTGCTTCCCGGTCGCTGACGGGCGTCTGCCCGTATCTTCGAATGCGCTCCACCAGTTCGGCCAGTTCGTCGTTGAACCGGTCGATCTCGTCTGCCATGGTCTTGATGTATTCTTCGTCACGATAAACGCGGACGGTAAGCATTGGCAGCTTTGGCCAATATGATACGAAATCCCACCATTCGCGTTCTGAGAGCCATAGGTTTCCTTGCACCTGGGCCTTATGCTCTGGAGGAAGACGATTGCGCTCAAGACGATCAATCTGGATATGCGGCAATGCCGTCTTGATCTCCAGGCCGCCATTTGCACCGACAAGGCTATCAGGGCTTGCGCCCTTGTTGCCGTTCCGTATGAAGCCGACGCGCTGGATATCCGCCACTTCGACAAAAGCGTACGTTTCCCGAGCGTCGTCTTCCATCACTCTGCCGCGTTCCATGTGAAAGCTCTGGAAGCTCTCAGCAGGCTCACCAGTGAGGATTTCACCCGCAAGGCGCCGCATGTATTCTGAGCGCGTCTTTCCTTCGCCCTTGGCCATGACCGTCGCAAATTTGCTCGCTGTCGGAATGCCTAGGCGGCACTCGAACCATTCAGCCTCGCCCTGCTCAACGTCGAAGACCTGCATCATGCTGCCATCTCCAGAGATTTTAGGTGGAAATAGACGCGCCTGCAGGCGACAAGATCGACCATAGCGTCATGAGCGCCCTCAAGTTCCTCGCCGAAGAAATGGCGAATGCATTCTTCAAGCTTTGGAGGCTTCGGTTTCATGATCCCGACTGCGCGCATGCGCTCAGTTGGTGGCAGGTTGATGATTGGCGAAGAATTCTCCATCGTGCAGAACGTTTCTGGAAGCTCCAGAGGAATTGACGTGCGCGCTCTTACGCACTCCATGACGCCGACATCGAATTTTGAATTGTGGGCGACGACGACCGCTGACCGGCGAGCCATGAAGGCAAAAATGCCTATCGCAGTGTTTTCCGAAATGCCTACCTGCTCAGCGATATCGTTCGTGATGCCATGTACCGCAGACGCGCGCTCTGGAATTGCAATTCCCGGGTTGACGATCAGCGATATGGAACTGAGCGGCAAGCCGTCGTCAGTAGTCAACTGCGCTGCCAGCTGGACGAGGCGCGGCTGGTCGGGGTGATCATACGGCAAACGGTCCTGAAAGAAGCCTGTCGTCTCTGTATCGAAAAAGAGGATCATGATGCTGCCCTTTGTTGCATCTTGGCCTTTTTCGCATTCAGCAGGCGAACGGCGTCTTCGAAGTCAGAAGCCAGCATGTCCGGAATGGCATCGATTTTACCCATGCGGCAAAACTGTTCCGTATCGGAATCAGTCTCTTCCAGCAGGGAGAGGATTGTCTTGACTTGATCAGGAGAAATCTTTTCAGGCTCGCGCTGCGGCGGCTTGTTTCCGTCCCGATCGTCGCCAGTGCTGATGTTAAAGATCATGCACAGGAGATAGCGCCGGCCGTATGTGGCGGTGCTGCCGAAAGCCTGAGTTCCGGTCTTATTGACCTTACCCTGAGAGCCTGCACCATCGACAGGGATTTCGCCAACACCATTGCGAGAATGACCTTCTTCGTGGGATACTTCCCAGAGAATGCGAAGCTCGCCCTTATCGTTGTATCCGTCAGGCTGGAATGAAACAGCAAAGCCGTGACCGTGGATGATCGGCATTGCCTGCTCTTCAATCGCCGCAAGATCTGCGTAGTTCGAATTGGTATGGGAATTCCGGCTACGCTTTATGACGACCGGCAACTCCTTCTGGCACTTCGACATGGCCGCGAAGAACGCCTTTTTAGCCTGGCGCTCTGCATCTTCGCGAGCGCGGTCTTCCATACGCTCCTTCATGGCCAGCATTTTTTCGAGCCGGTCGATCGGGATGTTGGGGTCCATCGCGATGCGTTCAATCATCGCCACCATCGGAGCATCAGACGCAGGGATGATCTTGTCTTCTGCGCGTATATCAATTGCGGTAGACATGCGTAATCTCCTGATTGATAAGGTTTTCGGCGCGAAGCTGCTCGTTCCAAGCCCACATAGCCACAAGCACGAAGGCAGAGACGACAGCGCCGTATCCAACGGCTGCTAACTGATCCCGCCACGACGGAATGATGGCGTGAGCTATTGGAGTCGGTGGAGCTGCGGCGCAGTGGTCTTCAGCGCATCCGCACTCGCGATAGGTTCTGAGGTCGCAGCGGGTCATAGAGGGCCGCTCCCGCCTCTCGCCAACGCGAGTTCCGATCTCAGGCGCTCGTTCTCAGCCTTGAGCTTCCTATTCTCGTGCTTGTCGGCAAACTCAGGCTTGCTGACATGAATGTGATTGAGGAACCCCCAAGAACCGGACGATTTGCTTTCATCGGTTCCGTAGGTGCATTCATCGCAAAGCGGCATGCCGCAAACGAACTGGCCGCAAAAATCGCATCCATGAGTGGCAGCCTGGCCGCAGCTTGCGCATTTTGCCGCCGCATGCTCTTCGCAGAGGTACCGGCCATGCTCTACAGTCTTGCCGCAGGCGTACCCGTACGTTGAGAATTTGCACTTATCCTCGCTCATTCTCCCCTCCCTTTTTCGACAGGAGGGGTGGGGAGGGCGGCGCGGAGCATTGTGGCGAGGCCGTTCTTCTCGCTGGTGCTGTTGAACTTGGCGATGACGGCCGGCTCAAGATCAATGCCGGCAGTGATGGCACAAAGAATGGCGCAATGGATGACATCTGCCAGCTCTTCGCCTAGATGCTCGAAGGTGCCCCGCGACCCTCTCCAGCCGTGCCTCTCGCGCTCAAGCTTCTTGATGACGTTCTGCGCCTCGCCACATTCGCCGCCGAGTTCGTTGCCACGGAAGGAAAGGTCCGGCTTTTGATCCGGGCACCATTCCTCCTGGCGTTCGACGTGAGCGCGCTGCAATTCTGATATGGATAGGCTGTTAGCCGAGGCCTCCAGATAAACCGCAATCACTGCCTCCGCAGCAATACGCGCTCCTTCACGACTAGCTGCTTCCGACGATCCGAACTCGCCATGGCACAGAAGCTCGCGGTATACGGCCTCTATGCCGTTCTCGTGTGAGGTGATGATGCGGGAGGGGGACATCAGCTACGACCCTCCGCTTTGGCGAGAGCGGATCTGGCTATGGAGGACATTTCCTCATCATCAAGCCATTGAGAAACGTCGCGCTGCAGATCCTCGTCAAAAACCGTAGTCTCGGCTTTTGCAATCTTCTCCAGCGCCTTACGGAAATTATCGTTCTGGCTCTTGATAAGCTCGATGCTTTCCCAAGCGGCGTACGGGTCTTCCAGTTCATCCACCTGCTCAGCGACCCTAAGCATTTCTGCCGCAAGCGCTTGTACTGTTTCGGCGCTGACAATGCCTTTCCCTCCGCATGCGCCGCAAAGCAAGCTTGGCTGACCGACTGGGCAGCTCTCATCCTGCTCAAATGTGGTGCACGGGCATTCAATAGTTCCTATCCAGGTCGCTACCGTTTCCTTGCTCTCTGCCATTGTCTTATCTCCGGCCTTGTGGGTCGCTGGTGGGGGTGATCGAATATTATTCGGCCGCGATCTGATGGATGAAACGCCGCTCAAGACGCGCGGCTGATTTGTGGCCGGCGTAGACATGTTTGGGCTCGTCCTCGCCACGAGCCGGAAACGAAACCAGTTCCCCGCCATGCGCCGCGATATCGCCTGCAGCCTCGTCAAGCTGATCGTCGTCGTACTTGAGGACATAGCTGTCGCATGGATCGGATACCCATTCGAACGCACCGTTACCGAAGTAGGCGAGGTACCGGGTTTCGTACCCGAAGGTCTGCTCGATGGAGTGCGTTGCCATCACTTGGCCTCCACACTCACAATGTCGCTCGGATGGATTTCGTGCTCTTCGCAGCTCCAATATCCACGGGCACCACCCATCCAGACATCGCATGACCAGTTGGTGCCATCGCCGGGGACGCGGTGATCAAGACGAACCTTAAGCCCGTCTTCGAGCGTGCAGACCATTCCTGGCTCAAGCTCATGCCTGCGTCCGTACCAATCTGCTTGTGCCATTGCCGTGTCCTCTGTTTCGTCCAGCAGCCAGATCAGCGGGTGGCTTGAGTGGCTGTTTAGTGACACTTAATGTGAATGATATGCACGTCTGTGTCAACACCCCAGACGAAAAAAGGTGAATGTGATGAACGAAAAAATTGACAAGCTTGGGAAGAAGGCGCAAAAAGAAAGCGCCGGCGGGATGATCCGACCGGCGCTGATGGCAGTAAGCTGATGCAGGATTGTTATAACGTTACGCGCGTATAAAAGCAATCCAGGCTGCTGCTTTCAGGCGAAGAAAAATGCAAAATCTTGGGTCTGCTCGGAGGTTCCCGCCAAGATGATGCGTTCGGAAGCGCAAAGGCAGCGGTTTTTCAAGGGCATTGTCCCGCGCCGCCGATCACTCCGGCAAATCAATCCCAACGCGGTCGCCGGTTCCCAGTCTGGACCGGAATCAAAATACCTAGGAGGCGTGACCCATAGCGCCTAGGGCCTGACGGTGCAGGGCAACCCCCTGGCGGTCCCACGGCTCGAACCTCCTCCGCACTGACCATGCGGGTAAAGTTCGAGCTGCTTCGAGCCGCAAGAAATCGAAGCGAGGAACGTGCTTTGGAAGGCACGGCGGGCTTGCCCGGAAAAGATACTGAGTATGCGCCCGTAAGGGTTCCCCTAGTCAGGGACTGCAGGATGGAAGTATCCATACCCTGTCAGGCAGAAAAGGGTAGAGCTATACCTATCAGACAGAAACCGCAGGTCGAAGTTCACGAACCATTGCGCTTTTAAAGAGACAACGGTCGATTTTCTGTTATCCCCGGCGGAAGATTTCACAAAAGTGTCACATACAGGCACATGGCGCGCCGCAACACGATTAATTATGAACGAACCATGATAATCAACATTTCCTAAAGTAGCAAGAAATCACGTATAGCAACCGTGTGCAAAAGGCTTATTCTCATTCCTGCAGTTAGAGGTTGGGAAAATAAAAAAATGCTACGACGGGAGTTTTTTACGCTCGCATCAGGGGCGGCGGTAGTCGGACCACAAATCATAAAAGATAGCTCGGTAAGCCTGGCGGCACTTGTTTCGCAGATTCGCCCGGTCATTCAAAACGATATGCCAGACGTGACCAGCATTGAAGTCACATACGACCCCGAGGACCGAAAGGTGCCTCTAATGATACTGGCATTCCGGGTTTAAGTCCCGGTCTTCAGCATTGTCTCTACGACAGCGATAATCTGGTTCAGACGCTCGGGCGGAGCTTTCTTGAGCTGTTCCTCGATCGACCAGATGGCATCCTTAGCAAGCGGGTTTCGGATGATCAGATCCGGGACCTCGCACCCATACGCTTCGGCTGCCATCTCCATGAACCGCTGCGTATAGGGGCTCTTGCCGCTCTCGATCTTTGAAAGCAGCGTCCTCGATACGTTCAATCGGGATGCGGCCGCCTCCTGCGTGAGGTTGAGGGATTCCCGCCATTCCTTGAGGAATGTTCGCTGCAGTTGGTGCTTCGGTTTCTTAATCGGGGCCATGGTCACATTTTGTCACAGCCAGTTACGCCGCACCATGCAATGCCATGAACAAAGTGCTTGACATTCACTGTGCATCTGATGCACATTGTGAACCATGATGACACTCGCTCGATACATGGCTGAAAAGAAAATCAAGGACGCGCCGCTGGCAAAAGAGGTCGGGTGCGACCGGTCGATGATCACAAAGATCAGGCGGAACCAAGCGACACCGTCTCTGCCGTTGGCTGTGAAGATTAGCCAATACACGGGTGTGCCGATCGAAAACTTGGTGAAATCGGAAGATGCGGAGACGAGCCTATGAAGCGCGCTGTTCAAGACAATTGGACCGCATGTGACGGGGAAAAGATGCCTGTCATGGCTGGAACGGTCGTTGATGTGAAGTTCAGAGACAATGTGGTCTGGCGCAGCGTCGACGCTGGTTGGTTCGATGAAGGCGCCAGCAACTGGGTTCATGTCGGCACGCATCACGATATCACGCATTTCCAGGTGGCGTCATGACCCGTTCACGCCTCCTGCAGCTCTCTCAGAGCTCTACAAAGGCTGAAAGCCAGATCCTCGCTCATGCGCAGACTGGCGACGACATCGGCTTTTCTTGTTCCGTCTCCGTGCTGCGTCACAGCCGCAAAGCTCATACGAACGATGCCTTCCTCATGGAAAAGCTCGGTGAAGAGATCGACGTGCAGCGGCGGGACATTATCGGAGAACACGACGATCCACTCTCCGTCGCTATCCTTCATTTTGCCGACCGTGCGTATCATTCGTGGGAGGCCTTGCAATGAGAGTTCGAGGATTTTGCTCCGTACCAGATTGCGGGAATGCCCACCACGCCAAGGGTTTCTGCAAAATGCACCACGAGCGGTTTCGTAAGCATGGAGATCCGACCGCAGTAAAGTGCAAAGGCACGAAGCGCGGTGAGGTGCAGGAGTATTTCCACTCCATTGTCCTCCCTTATGAGGGAGACGAATGCCTGACATGGCCTTACACCAAAAATCACAAAGGCTACGGGATGATGCTTTGTGGCGACAAGTATGGGCTCGTCACCAGATTCCTCTGCAAAGAAGCCAATGGGCCTGCTCCGACTCCGAAACACGAAGCTGCCCACTCGTGCGGCAAAGGCCATCTTGGCTGTGTCACCAAGCGGCACCTGTCCTGGAAAACTCGCGCTGAGAACCAAGCTGATCGTCGCATCCATGGAACCGACAATCGTGGCGAGAAGCACACGAAGGTCAAGATATCGGAATCTCTTGCCAAGGAGATTTTCTCCCTGAAAGGGAAAGAATTGCAGAGGGAGACTGCATCTCGGTTCGGCGTGAAGACGAGCATGGTTGCTTCCATCCAAACGGGGAAAAGCTGGAGGTGGCTCAATTACGGTCCTCGGCATGTTTCCTCCCTACGCAATACTGATGGGGATGCGGCATGAGCGAGATACCCGACGACAACGGATGGAAGCCGATCGGCAACGGCAAGGAGGCTTCTGATGCATGTCTTCTTTGGGATGCATCGGAACACCGGGTCTACGTGGGGCATTTCGAAGACTGGTACGAACCGGAATGGGTAGACGAGGATGGCAACACGCTTCGCATTCTCGTCACCCATTACATGCCCCTTCCAAAGCCCCCATCCACCCCCAAAGAAACCCCCTTCGCCTCTCTGTCAGAGGAGACAGACGCATGAGCTGCAATTTCCATGTCGGCCAGAAGGTCGTTTGCATCAATGACGAAAACACGGTCAGCGTTGAGGTTGGAAAAGTATACACGATCAAAACCCTCATCGATTGTGATTTACCCACACGCGTTGGCACATGGGAAGGTGGGTTGACCTTGGTAGAGGCCTCTCCGAACCCTGGAACAATTGGGTTCGCGAGATCGAGGTTCCGTCCCGTCGTTACCCGCAAAACTGACATCTCCATCTTCACCAGCATGCTAAACACCCAACGTACGGGGGTTTCGGCATGAGCGAATTCCTCCAGGGCCTCTTAGTCTGCCTGATCACCGGCGCTTTCTTCGCCCTTATCCTTGCACCCTTTGCTCTCTCCGGCCGTCACTCAGCAGAAGAACGAGCAGAAGAAGACAGCCGTCAATACTTCCAGCAAGACGACTTGGCGCGCCGCCGCCAGTCGGTGAGGGCGCGGGTATGAGCGAGAGAGGGTTCAAGCGCATCGCGCGGCGTCGATACAATGATCTAGACGTTCTGGCTCAATCTTCGTTCTGGGGTCTTATTGTCGGCTTCGATTTTTCGTTGTGGGCTTTTGTAGGCGCATTTGTTGCGTGGTTTGTCTTCATGGCAATCTCCGTGCAACTCGAAAGCATCTACTTCCCTGAATATTCCCCTGGGTATTCGAAGGATCATGAGCGCGATCCTCCCCGCAGCTCATGACGTAGTGGCTCGGGAGATTCCTCCTCCCCTCATCTCCCGAGCCATTCTTTCCAACCGGCCTGACGCAATACCTTGCAGGGCCAGGAAGGCGGCTTCACCAGCGCTGATCCAGCAGTCTGGTGAAGCCGCGTCCACACAGGCGAGGGCGGCGGCAGTGCCTGTGGTGGATTGTGAATTAGCGGTTAGCCCAGCGCGGCGGGCCGGCGGTGACGAGGCAGAAATGCCTGCAAGCAAGACTGTCTCGTCACCTGAGTTTTGAGTGCTGTGCATTGAAGCAACTCCCCTTGAACGAGGAGATTCATTGCACGGGAGTTTTCGGAAATGCCCAAAAAGGCTTCGGAGAAATCACAAATGTCGACTGTCGAGTTCTTTTGTCAGGAAACATTAAAGACAAAAATTGCTCCACCGAGCATTGGCAGCATGCAGGAACGCATCCGTTCTGCCGCACGCGATCTGAAGTGGTCATACAACCGCACCAAGGATGTTTGGTACGGCGACCCTCGTATTTCGATCAAACCTAAAGAGCTGTTCCGTGTCGAGGCGGTGAGCGGCTTGAAATTCGCACGAGAGGAGATGCGCAAGAATGACGAGGCAATCGAACGAGCCACGGCTCTCCTTGGCGGGGAAGATGCGCATCTCATTCGCACGGTGGTTGCTGCGGTTCGCGAGGCGCTTGGCCTACGCGATAGCGCCTGAGCTGAAGGATGATGCGGAATGACCAAGCCGAAGAGAAGAAAGCTCAACAAGAATATCATCGTTGCGTTCCAGCGTCTGCACACACGCGGCCGCCTTCTCTGCCGGCAGTTCTCGACGAGTGACGAGGCCGTAAAGTGCGGCGGCAATTACGTCTACTTCACCGTCAAGGACAATCTGAAATTCCCTACCGGCGCCGGCCGCTTCCTGATCGATAACGGCCTCTGCACATCACAGAAAGACGGCCTCTTCGACGATACGCCCCAGACGTTCGTAGCCGTCGACAGACCCGTGTTCGAGGCCTTCCGCCAGCTGTGGGAGAGCGTCAATGTATAGCCACGAACAGAAGCGGGACGCCATACAGACGATAATCGACAATACGCGCGGGTGGCTTGCCTCGTTCGGCGCCGGCAGCAAATCGCCGCGCCCGCAACATGAGATCGATATCAAAACAGAGCGTCTGCAAGTCCTGAAGGAAATACGCGACGATTACGAGAACGCGGCACAGCGTCGGCGGGGTGCGGCATGACAACACTCAACGCCCTCGACCTATTCAAAGCCGGAAACGACTACATCGCCATTGCCGCCTTCCTCAACACTTCCGAAGCAGAAGTAGAGAAGGAAATCCACCGCCTCAGAAAGATCATCTGGGAAAAGGCCCGCAAGCGCGAACAGCGCCGCATCTACCAGAAGGAATGGAACCAGCGTAACCGCGAGATGATGCGTGAGATGAGGGCGGGGGCATGACGCGGATCGAGCTTCCGTTCCCATTGCCGGTGTCGGCCTGCTTCGAGAATGTCCCGAAAGTCGGCCGGCGCGCCACTTCCCGTTACCGCGAGTGGACGAACGAAGCCCTGTGGATGATCAAGGCACAGAAGCCACAGAAGTTCGACGGCGAGGTTTCTATATCGATCGGCCTCGTAGCGCCAGACAAGCGCGCCCGCGACGCCGACAACACCCTGAAATGCTGCCTGGATGCGCTCGTCAAGGGCGGCGTCATCAAAGACGACAGCAACAAGTTCGTTCGCCGTGTGACGGTCCAATGGGTTCCGTCCGGCGCTCCATGCACGGTTCTTATCTCCGAATACGAGGATATCGCGGCATGAAGGCGGAAACGTTGCGGAAGCTTGCTGAGCTTAATCTAGACCCCTCGCAGATGGCAGGCGTTCTGGATATCCTTGCTGACATACAGGAACAGGAAGAGAGCCGGAAGGCTGCACAGCGCAACCGTGTCCGGAAACATCGCGAGAAACATACCGGTAACATATCTGTAACGTTACATGAAGATTACGCGCCTCCTTCTTCCCCTGGCCCCCTTGTTCCCCCCTCCCAAACCCTCCCCCCTATAA